CTATCTTGAGTTAAGTGGGCGGCTTGGTGCCCCGTCGTCGCTCCGCAACTCCTTATCCCTGCGGGGCCAACTCGAAAGTAATAGAATGGTAAAAAAACTTCCCATAACGCCACCAATCAATCCACCCAGCAACATATCAAAAAGATAGACATCATTCATAAGCTCAAGAGCAGCGACAAAATCATTTACCGTTACATATTCATCATTCATTAGAACCACCAAATAAAAGCGCAAACATAATCACACCACAGCAAGATAAAACCAAAACATAAATTTCACGCACAGTATCAACAAACCACATCAAAACCTCACATCAAAAAAAGAGTTTTCACTCATCGCTTGACCTCGTAGAGAGCCAATACTGGCGACATCCGTCTGAATGGAATCTACATCACGACCACCACGGTCATTAGTGGATGGCTCGCACGTTATCAGGCTTTTAAGCTCACCTTGCTTGAGGACCATTAAGCATTCGTCCAATAGCTCAAATTGGACATCCACAGCATCGAGATAACGTTTATTGATTGAATAAAGACCGTCGTCGGTATAGGCGTTAATCACCACATCAAAGTTAGCCGTTCTCAGGTTGATTCCGTTTTTCTGTTTAATGATCGTCTTCTTATGAAAGCCAGACAGATAAGCAGATTGAAGCCCATCAAAATAGAGAACATCCGTTACAGGAACAAAAGGAGAGCCGCCTTGCTGACTACTCGAATTAGCAGTCCCACCGCTAGGTAAAACAGAATCCCCTTGAGCAGACGTCGAAGCCCGTCCAGCCGGAACAGATTCCAAATTTTGGCTGTTAGTTTTCGTCTCAAGTTCATCTGTTGAAACCTGACTTTCATCTTCAGTAAGTAAATCCATAGCGCCATAAATAAAATACACCGGACAAGCAATCATTAAGAACAAGGCTAGAAAGAATTTCGGAGAGCGAAACAGCGTATTCAAGCCACCTGATTTAGTAGCCGCACCCGTACCCGTAGACTTATAAAGTAGATGCGCTTCCAAAGGGATTTTTTGAGAGAATAGGTTTGCGTCTTTCTTTTGCGGAATAACTGGTTTAGTCACATTGGTAGGGTGTTTGTATATCCACGGTTTACGCTTAGCAAAGAAAAAAAACCATCCCTATTTTTGTGAAAGAAAGCTTGCTCAGCACACGCCTTGATTGAGCTATCTATCTGTTGCCAGTCGGGAGAGAGCAACTCAATATCCCAGTTGTATTTTCGATGACGCATAAAGCCCTCGTTATAAGTTAACGGGTAGATTATGCGACCATTTTCGTCGTATTCAGCCACGCCTAAATCGTCTATCTCGCACGATTGCAACGTACTCAAATCAACAGGAACGTGGCGAGAATCGAAAAACTCCTTATAGCCTTTAGGTAGGTTTGGGAGGAATTCTTCTAAAGGACGATATTTGATTTTTCGACCATCGAAGCCGATGTTTTTAGAAAAGATATCCTGACACTCATCAATAACAATGAGCGCGTTAAGAGGGCACCAACAAAAGAAATGCTGCCAGAGCTCAATACCAATTTCAGAGCGCGAGAAAATACGAATCAACTTAGCAGATGAAGGGAATTTAATATTCAATCGCTTTTCAATTTCTTCCAAGGGCTGCATACCCTCAAAGTTGGTCACAACCACACGACCAGCCTTGAGAGCAGGGAGAATAACAAACCATGCCGTGTAAGCGGATTTATAAGAGCCATTGCCACCCGTTCTGATACTAATTGCCATTGTTGTTACCTCGACATTCTCATTACAAGTGCAGTAGTGGCGCAATTGGCATAAATAGCCATCCCATCAGGCACTTTAAATAATATCCCCCAGTAACGAAGCTCAGAGGGGAGCAAGTTAAACAAATCAGAGAATAGGGAACTAAAACCAATCTCATCTAATAATGTTGTCGCCACCAAATAAGAGATGCGCAGAAACTCAATCATCACCATGAATTTCATTTTTATCCACCATGCTTGGAGCCACACAAAAGCCGCATCAAAATAGCTACCTGCATTACTGAAATAGTTAAGAATGGTCTCACCCATGTTGGTGATGTACTGAAAAAAAACTCATACATTAGAAAGCCCCTCCGATTGCTCTTATCCCTAACAAGCCAAATACAAACAAAACCACCGCCCCAATGATTCCGGCGTTATCCTGTAACGCTGCCATAACTGCATTCTGTTGACGGACTACATTGCCGCGAACCGTGAGTTCAATGTTATGAGCGTTGTAATCACCGCCGTTAACATCAGATGTAAAATTGAAGTAAGCACGGTACTGATTTAATAAATCCTTATACTCATTTTTAAGGACAGTAATTTCACCTTTTAATATCTGTAATTGAGTAGCCGAATAAAGGGGAACAGCGACACCACCACCGCCACTTTCAACTATAGGCTTACCTAAACCCTCAATAGCATCGACCACATCACCAAAGCCCTTTTGGTTGGTTGCTTCCAAGTCACCGAGGTCATTAGATAGTTGACCAAAGCCGTTATTTAAAAGGTTGTTTGCAGACGTAAGCAAGCCGTTGGTTTGATTACCAATACCAGACAACATATCAGATTGTCCTTGTATTGCGCTGGCCACATGGTTTGCATTATCGACAACCGTATCGGTATTTAAATCAACGGAAGCCTTGAGAGCATCCAGAGCGGATTTGGTTTCAGCTTGGTTTTTATTCATGTCGTTATTGATACCAGTTAGCTGAGAGTTAACATCCTTATTCATCGCCTTAATAGCCGCTAGAGTGTCACTAGTATTATCAACATCCGGCTCAGGTTTATCAGGGTCAGTAGAACCACCACCGCCACCGCCAGATGGTTTATCAGGGTCGCCTAAATCGCCACCCGTCGGAGGGTCTATATCAGTATCACCCGAACATTCCGGCCAGTTTGGGGAAAAGATGGTACAGGACTCAGGTGGAGGAACGTCACACCAATTATTATCTGGCGTACAGCACATACCGTATTCTGGATTCCAATCAGGATGAGTTTCGTCACATTTACTATCATCATCCAAACAAGCAGGAAATGAAGGGGAGCCAGGCTCACAAGACTCAGGAGGAGGAGGATTACAAGTCATATCTAAGGATTCGGTTGCATCACTACAGGAAACCTCAGGAGACCAACCATTCCCCTTATCAAAACACGAATCTTTGAACTGATTCATCTTTTCTATAGTGTCAGGGCGACTACAGAACGGTGGAGGTGGCGGCTCCTCACACTGACCCGTATCAGGATTCAATACCTCATCATTGGGACATGACTGAACGATATTAGCACTTGCCACCCAAGACCGACCATCAAACTGACCGTACTTGTAATAATCGCAATAGAACTTATAAGAAGAAATAGAACAGTTTTTTTACAGAATAACCATCTGAAGTGGTAGCACTACAGTTCCTAACAGCAGAACTGTTATAAGTCGAACCGACCTTAAAACACGCCTTTAAACCACTATCATAAACCGTATAAAGCGAAGCATAAGCACTAAAGGAAACACCAAAGAAAAGAAATAGCAAAGCAGTGCTTTGTTTAATACTCATTTGTATTCCTTATAAAAAAATAACGCCCCACTAGGAGGCGTTAATACCAGACTTAAAACCCCCAACGAATCCACCGAACATCGAGAGAGCGAAAAGTAGGGTGAGTATGGCGGTTAACGTCTCTTGCATAGTGATTACGAACGCATCGCGCCAATCATCATACGAAGACCAAAACCGATGGCCGCTAGACCAATCAGACCAACCACAACTAGCGTGTAGTTTGATTGACCTTCAGTTACAGCCGAATTGATAGCCTCTGAATGGTCAGCAGCAAAAGTAGAGCCAGACGCTACCGCAGTAGCCAAAAGAACAGATAGTTTTTTCATAGGAATATCTCCAAAAGGTTTTACAGGATTAGGCTTTACCAAGCCCTTTAACGATTCGTCCGAGCACGTGACCGGACACAAAAGAGAGCAGCAAATAACCTGTTATCTCAGCGTAAAATGCTGCATCAATATCAAACTCCAAGTTTGCGCGAGTCGCCATCAACTGATAGTCGTCATTGCTCACCACTACGAACGTGCAATTGGCTAACGGCTCGTAGGGGAAAGCTTTAATCGTTCCATCAGTGAGGATTTCCGCACAGACTGAGAGAGTCATAATTATTTAAGGCTCGCTTGAAAGTGTTTTTTAATATCGTCATCAAGCGGGATAAGTTCCTTAACTTGAATATCAAGAGGGTCATCAATATTCACATCAAAGCGAAGTTCATATTCGCGATTAGGCACAAACGCTCTGGTGTTGATTAACTGGTTTGCGTACTCCAGATTGATGCGAATTGGTTGTTTGTTAAAAGGAATATCAGTATTTAAACCGATACCACGCTGTTGAAACTTCTCAACGTCAACTTCTTCAACCGTACGAAGAACTGAAAGCTCAGCGAACTCCATACCGATTTCGGGAACTTCTTAATAACTACTGCTGTAATTGTTGGCATAGCCTTGACTCTCCAAAGTTAAGGATTTGAGATGAGCGTAAGCGTCCGGTACGCCTAGCTCGTTAAAATTTGTTCGTCTGTATTTTTCGGGAATAAGCATTCCAAACGCTTCCCCTAAGTCACCCTCAGTCATCGCAATGACCTCAGATAACGCTTTACCGCACTGGCGACGAGCCCAAGCGATACGAGAGAAAAACTCCAAACCTTGAGCCTTTTTATTCTTGGAAAACTTGATGGGTTCAGACGGTTCAATACTGGCGGCAAAATCACAGAGACCAGCAAAAGCCGAAGCAGGAGAGGCGAGCATATCGACGTCGCACTTTTTCAGTTCAACTTCATTTCGATACCAAATGACCTCAGGGTCAGTAATTTTTTTGCTCCAACTTTTTGTTGTAAATGCGCCAATAAACGGTTGAAGAACGTGAACCTACTATCGTTGCTTCTTCCATTAATTCACCAGATTCAGTAATGCGCTTATGTGGAACCATTGAGGGACCACGACCACGCTTAGCCGTACGAAACGCACCGTTGTAAAAACATATTTCTGCATAGCCACAGTCAAAAACTCCCGTGTAATCATCGACAGCCAAGTCAAGACGGGCGAGGCGAGTAACACCAAGCACCGTAGCTAACCAGAAATGTATTTTCTTATGCGTGGTGTAATCAAAAAGCTTGGTACAGCCAGTACCGTTGATTTGGACGAATACCGTGTCATTGTTGCCACCAATACCAACCAAGCCACATTCAATGGCTCCCGTCTTATCAAGAATCACCATCGAATCTTGATAGCCATGCAAGCCACGGCCACGCATAGGCGACAAACGGAAACCGAAAATCTTTGACATGAATTCATCAAAGCGATGCGAGAGCACTTTACGAACCTTGTCTTTATGATGCTCCATTGCGCTTTCAATGGCATCTGGAGTACTAGAAGTAGGTTGACGAAACTCAGGCATCTGCAAGTTAATGAAATCTTGGTCATTTGACTTATCAAGATGGCGTAAATCACCGTAGTTAAACGTAAAAGCCAAGTGGTCAATTTTGACTGGGCGTGTTTCATCTTTAAATTGCATGAAAGACCCCCTTTAATAGCAATTCGTTGTAATTTTCGTCTGTAATTTCAACCAGTTGATAAACATCGTTACCGTAGTGGATGTGTAAAAACTGGTTGAATTCAGCTTGGTTTTTAAAGAAATGGTGACCCCAAGGAAAATACACATTGATTCCGATTTGGGGTTCATCATCGAAATAAATGGAATCCATGATTACGCCTCTAATTTCGCGTTAACAGCATGAATAAGACGTCGAGTCATTTCGCAATCAGCTAAAGCTCGATGAGCCGCTAAATCTGACACATCCACATTTTGTTGAAAGCATGCGTTAGTTAGAGACTGCCACTTGTAGTTTTCATGGTAGTCATTCCAGTCACCGTAAAACTCCGCGTACCAAAGCATTGCGCACTGAGGAACGCAGAATTTGAGTAACATTTCTTGAACTGATGCGACGTAAGCGTCGTTACAGTGCTTTTGTAGTGACTGGATGATAAGGCGCGTATCAAAGTCTGAGTTGTAGATGATGATTGGACGACCATTGAGAAGTGGGAGAAAACGAGTTGAAAACACCATATGAAAATCAGATGCGTTTTTGACATCTTCGTTTGTGATGCCATGGATAGCCGTTGCATCCACAGGGATAGAGCACGTTGGTTTTACCAACTCATTGACAATAACTTTACCAGTCTCTGCACAGATAGCAGTGAACTCGACAATCTCTGCATTGGAATCAAGACCCGTAGTTTCAGTATCGAGAATAATCGCGTTTTTCGTTTTGAGCTTTTTCATGGCCAACCACCTTGACTAGTTGAGTGAGCGACCGCCAAAGCCAAGACGTAAGCGTCAAGGGCAAACGCCCCAAGCTAAGGCGGTCTAAATCCTGATTTAAGTGGACTATAAGCCACAAAATTCAGGACTGTAAAGACCGCATTTTGTGGACTGCGGGTATACAATAATCAAGACAGGAGGTGCGACTATGTACACAAATCAACTGCTAGATGCCTATAAAAAGGCAAAGAACTATGTTCAAGATAAGCAAATTGCTCATGATTTGGGGTTAAGCCGCCAAAAGATTAGCGCAATTAGAAATGGACAACGCTATCTAACTGAAAATGAAGCGCTTTTTCTTGCTAAAGAAATTGGAGCAGATACAGAATCCGTTTTGGTGTACTTAGCTGCTGATAAAGCCAAAACGTACGAAGCTCAACAAGCTTGGGCGAAGATTGCAAAAAAGTTTAACGGGCTAGGATTATCAAGTATTTCAATGATTTGTGGCATGTTTGCGTTGTGGCTTGGCGACCTTAAAGTAGCTATAGCT